TATTTAATCCAACAATGAAGATTCTTGATAAAATTGCAAATGCTTTAGATGTTACAATAAAAGACTTATTTTATTATGATAATGATGTGAATAAATTGAAAGAAGAAATGTACCACAGAATTGAAGTTTTTGGATTGGACAGCAGAGAGGTGTACGAAATATCACAGATTATTGATTTATTGCTAAATGTTGAAGGGACTTTTAAGTAATAAAAAAAAGACTATTGCTAGTCCTCTTCGTTTAAATATTTAGAATATGTATCAATAAATCTTTCTAAATCATCCTGTTTTACCGATCCAATCTTAAATTTTATTTCTCTCTCTGTTAATTCTATCAAATCATCACATTTGACTATTCCATCTCCATTCAATTTATTAACACTATCTTGTTGTATTAATTCATTGTATGGATATGTGATTTTCTTTAAATTTGATGACAATAAAAATCCAAAATAATTTATATCTATGGCCTGTCCATCATCTATTATTACAAAGCTGTGATTTTGACCTATTGTTCCACTTTTATATTCATATTTTGCTACAAATACTATATCTCCAATGCTATATTTCTTCATCTACTTTACTTCTCCTTCTTGCATAGAAGTATAATGTATGATTTCTTCTTTAGTCAAAGCATTTTCTTTAGCATCTTTAGTTTTGCAAAATTGTGAATATGTTTTTATTTTCTCTTTCTCTTTTGCTTTTGCAATTAAATCTGTCACTCTTGCCTTATAAAGATTATTAACCATTTTTATACCTCCCTTCTGATATTATCTCATATTATATACTTTTTATACTATAGTATTCTATTCTTTTCGTATTAGTACTAATATTATAACATAAATTTTACATAATATCAAGTTTTTTCTTTAGTGTCATTTGTTTATATTAAAATATCATTAAAAAATAGAAAAGTCAAGACTTATTCTATTTTTTAGTAATTTTTATTGTTGGAAAATGGAAAGACTAAACATTAACAAAATAACTAAACAGTAGTATAATATTTATAAATATCCAATAACGAATTAACCGAAAGGGAAATAAACTAGATTAAATAGTTTGTTTCTCTTTTTGCATTTAAGCAATGAAAAATAAACAAAAAATCGACGCGTCACAATCGTTTTTAAGCCTTTTTTATTTTTGATTAGAGTAATTATATTACCTCAAAATGGCAAAAAAAATAGCTAGACAACTTAATGTCTAGCCTTTTTCTATATTATCCCCCTATTAATCTATTAACTGTATTTATTCCTACAATTCCATCAACATCTATGTCACAATTTGATTGAAACTCCTTTACTTTTTTCTCGCTTTCGTCTCCATATCTGCCGTCTACTCCAAATTCGTTTAAACTATATCCTTTTGCGATTAGTCTTTCTTGAACCCATTTTGCAAATTCTCCTACAGTAAAGTTTCTTACCATATTGTTGTTTACTGCTTTTGTTGTTAGCGGTCCTATTATTCCATCTACATCTAAGCCACAATTGTAATCTTTATTTAACGCTTTCTGTAAGGATTTTACTATTTCTTCTTTTGAATTATTTGAAGAACCAACTTTGCCACTCCTTATTTCGTCCATTGGAAAATTATTGCCTGGACATTCAGAGTTGTCTATATCTCTATGCCCTACTACTTTAGATATATTATACTTTTCTTTTAAATATGCAATTAATTCTTGCCCTGCTTTTAATTGAGGTTGTCCCATTTCTTCCTTTGAAAAGTTTCCTTCAAAACAGATACCTATTGAATTGTAGTTTGCTCCTACCGCATGTGCACCTACTGTATTCTCTGGACGTCCTCTATATATAGAACCATCTTTTCTAATATAAAAATGATACCCAATTCCTGCCCAACCTTTTGTATTTTTATGATAATTATGTATTACTTCTACACTTTGTAAAACAGTTACTCCACTATGGTGACACACGATTTGCTCTGTTGTATTTCTTATATCCATTGTACCAAACTTAAAATTATTTTCTATTATTTTCATTATTTTCCCTCCTTGTATATTAAATTTTTAAACATTTCGTATAGACCTGTAGAAGCTAGTCCACTAAACATTCCCGTTAGTATTACTTCTGCATTTATCCCATTTAGGTTCATTAATACATTAATTGCTAAACCTAATATTAGCATGATTAATGGTATGTACTTGTTTGGTATAAAATCAAGACTATTTTTTATAACAAAACCTACACAAAGGCATATTCCAACAACTACTATACTTAAATATTGTGTTAATACCGATAAATCCATTTATCTTTCCCTCCTTTCATTTTCCAAAATTGATATTCTTGTTTCGTGATTATTAAGCTGATTATGTATCTTATTTCTATCTTCTTGGCTTTTATTCATTTGTTCTGATAGAACCTGAATTGTTATATTTAATTTTGTTATTGTATTGTTGAGTTTTACAATTACAGTAAAAATAGGAATCATCGTCGTAATAAAACCTAGAATTAACATTATTGTGTTGTCTTGCATCTTCTCACCTCCTACTCTATTACTTCAACTTGTAGGAAAGTGCTTTGCGAGTATTTTCTTAGCTTTACACTTGTTCCTGATGGTTCAATATATACGTGAATTGATACTGTGTCTCCTGCTTTAGCAGGGAATATCATTCCTGGTGCATTATATGTTAGAAAATCCGATGAAGTTCTGATTCCATAATTTGTATAAACTTGACTATTCGTTATATAAACTGCTAATCCCATTATTCTTGAAGAACTTGGAATATATGACATCATAACTTGAGCAGATATTCTAATATAATTTACACCCGAACCAATAACGATTTTCCCATTGCTAAGACTTAACTTGTCTCCAAATTTAAGGTATTGTTCTCCTAGAGGTACTAATACAGCATCGTAGTCTTGAGAAGATGTTATCGTTGTATTATCAGTAGCAAGAATAGCTTTTAGAATATGTTTTTGTTTGTTCTGCTTACTATTAATCCAATCTATAACGTTCTTGTTGTATAGTTGTAATGGTCCTCCTAATTTTTCATTATAAATTCCCCCAATACTAATTCCTTTATTCTTCAGTGCTGAAAGTAGCACTTTTCCACTATTAAGAGATACTGGTTCTGTGTCTGAACTTAGTTCATCTGCTATCTTAATTTCTATGTCATACTCTGTCCCTAAGATAAATGTCTGACTTGTTAACTCTTTGGAGTTGCAAGAAAAGGTTCCATTTTCAGCGTTTATAGTAATTAAAGACTTAATATCAATCCAATCCCCATAATTGCTATCATTTTTTACTTTTCGTCTTAATTGAACACTCTTTACACTGTTAGTTTTAGCTCCAAAATTAGTATTAGAGTATTTGCCAGAAAGCGTTATTACAAGTTTTTTTCCAACTCCTTCTTTTCTCTCAATGTTTAGTGATTGTATAACTATTTCTGAATAATCTATAATTTCTAATGATTTTGTTTTATTAGTTTGATTTCCTCTACTATCAGTTGCAAATACAGACACTGTATTACTATCCATGTTATTTATTACTTTATTAATGTTAGATGTAGAATAATCTAATTTTTCGGATTTATTTCCTACAATGATATTATAATATTTTGCAGTAGCACTATTTTTAGCTACCATTTTATTTGCACTAGTTATTGTAACTTTAGCACTACTATATTTTCTTATGTATTTTTGATTATTACCTGTAAGTGTCACCGTAGTTGAATTAGAGTCCTCACAATCAAAATTATTAAACGTTGGGTCACTATTTACTACATAGCCTGTAAAATTAACTGTACTTGTTCCTATTCTAGTACCACCACTATAAGTTGTAAGTTCCACTGTACCATTAGCCTGATTTTGATTTGGAATTTTAGCAAATAATTCATTTGTATTCCAACTATATGAAGCATCTATTCCTGTTTGTGTTCTAACTGTCTGTCCATTGAATTTGATAACTGCTGTATGCGTGAAACTAGCACTTTTTCGGTTAGTATATATTGTTATAGTTTCGCCAATATTGAAATTCTTTTTACTTAAGCTTACTTCGGAAGTTCTAGGAATTGTTGTTAGCACTTTTGATGTTGAACCAGATATTGTTCCAGCAGATATGCCAGTTTGATAAGAGAAACTGGCATTAACTGTTTTCTTTCCCTCATTGTCGTGCGAAATATCTAAGGTTTTCTCAAATATTGTGGTAGTTGAGTTTTGTGGTATACTATGAGTAAAAGAATAATCTGTTCCATCTATTTTACAAGTTCCTGGTTTACTAAAATCATTGTGTGAACTACCACTTGTCACAACTTGAACTTTAACAGTTATATTACTTGTATTATTGGATATGTTTTGTGAGTTTTGTGTTATCGTTATACTACTTGATACTGCCATGTTTTCTCCTTTCTAATAAAACAGCAACATATTTTTATTATTTATTTGTTGTTCTTTGAGAAAATAATCTCCTATTTGAACACTTTCTTTTGCTTTTACTTTATAAAAATATGCTAAGTCCTTATTAATTTGAAATATGTTAATTCCTTTGTATGTCGCCAAAATTTCGTCTTCGTCAATATACATCGTATTTTGCTGTGATTGTATCCAAAATCCTTTTTCGTCCATTTTGTAGTTTTTGCTATACACTTCTCCAGGGAACTGAGTCCATTTTGTACATATTGCATTATACTCAAGTTTTAAATCTGCTATTTCAAAGAAACCTTTAATCGGTACTATGTAATCAAACATTGGTACACCTAAACTTGCACCACTTGGCAACATACTGCTAGGGATATCTAATGTTTCCCATTCAACAAAGTTTGTATTATTATACTTTGCTCTTTTAACTAAATTTGTTGTTTTATTATTCCAATATAGCCCTTTGTGAGGCGTAGGCTCTACATTTCCTGTATACACTGCAAATGCAGGATAATATGTCAAGGCTACATAGCAACTCTTAATTTCTAAACTATCGTAGTTTACTGGTGTTTGATAATAAAATCCGTAAAAATATCTATAAGTCCATATTTCTCTAGTTTCTTCATTATATAAAGACATTCTTGTGTCTAATAGTTCCCATTGTGATGTGTCAGCATTATATACTTTTGGCAAATAAATTGAGGCATCTAGCCACGTTTTAGTTGTATCCGTTGGAGCAGTATTGCTAACTACAACAGGAATAAAATCACTCTTTTTAGGTATGTTAATTATACTCTCAATTTTAGTTAAGTCTTTCAAATCATCAGGAGTTAACAATATTCCAGGTTCATATATTGAATATGGTTTTTCTATTGTTGTTAAATCTGTAAAATCTAAAAACATTAAACCAATACCAACACTACCTTGTATAATATTATTTTTTACAAAATATGATATTGCAGTTTTGTCTTCATTTTTATTTAATATTATGGGCTCTGTAATGTTATAAATGTGACTTACAGTATAATCTTCTTTTCCATTTAATTTTATAACTCTGCCACTTAAAGTACTCTCATTTGCACTTGTTCCGTCAGCCCAATATTCATTAGATGTAGTATTTGCCATATAATTTTGTGTACTTAGTAATGCTTTCTTAGATATTGCACTCTCTTGCCATTCATTGTTAGTGTAGAGATACATTTGATTTGCTTGATGTGCACCATTATTTTCAGTGCAATACCAATACATTCCGTCTACTGGGTCTGGAGGAATAGAACTTTCTATGTATGGATATTTAGCATGTGCCAACCAAAAATTATTATCATTTATCATCGCGCTATTTCTGATTAGATTGTTTCCGCCTACTCTTTTAGTTGCAAATTCTAAACTTTGATTGGCTAGCTCCAATGTTGCAAGCTTTTCTTGTGTTTGTTCGTTTATTTCTTTGACTGACTCTTTGATAGAGTCTGCTGTTTGACTTATTTGCGAGTCTGTTTCACTTTTTGTGTAGTAATTTTCTTTAACGTTTCGTTTGGTTTCGTATGTGTCGCTTAACCCATTATCTCTAACATATGTGATTTTCGCATTTGCTGTACTTGTTATATTATTAATACCTCTAAATAATGTAAAATGTCTTAATTTCTCCCACGCTTCTTTTTGGTCTTCTGTATAAGGTACTATTTCTTCTTCGGCTAGCTCGTATTCTACTCTGATAGGGTTGTTTGATAGCCAAGTTTTTAACTCTGCAACCGTGCTTGCTCTGCTAGTATTGATTCTTAATCTTATATAATTATCTATAATACTTTGAATGCCTTCTTCATCAGTATTCCAAACGTTTCGATTAATAAATTTATCACAAATTAATGTGCTCGCCTTTTTCATATCACTTTTAGGTATACAGAAATATGAGGTGTTTGTACCAGTTTGGTTTGCTAGCGTATACCAACCTGTTTCTGTCCCATCCAGCACAACTTGTTTCCTACTATGATGTATTCCATCATCTACCAAATAAGAGTTTTTGTATAGCTTTTGTCCTTCTGATAATGGGAAGTATTCTGTTTGTTGTTGGTGGGGTTCGTAGTCTGTTACGACCATGCCTTTTTCTATCATTATCTTCGTAGTAAAGTTGCTATATGTTCCAGCTTTAACAACTAGTCGCATTGGAACATTTTGTTCTTCTGTTAATGTAAAAGTTGCTTTGTTCCTTATAGCCGGTGCTATTGAACCATGCGAACCTAAATATATATAACAATTGTTTGGTAAACTATTAACCAAACTAATAGTATAAGTTCCCTCACTTAAATATCTTGAGCCTAAATTAACAGATGTATTTGAAGAATATGTGCCATTTATTGTTATTCCATTTCCTGCATATAGATTTTTTCCCTCGTCTTTTATCTCTATATTTCCCTCTATATTTTCTATTGGGCTTCGATAATCAGGAGATGGACTTGCACCGTATGGTTCCCAAGATGTATCTGTTTCGCTAGACAACATTATACTGAAATCCGTTAATATGCACTGTCCTGTTTCTCCATCGTTATATCTGTTTGCATACAGAGCTACATAATTGTCTAGCATTTCTTGCGTTATTTTTTTTGAAGCATTCATTTCCCATATTAGTGATATTCCACTCAAGTAAATAAAATTATTGTATGTATTACCTAAATTTCTATTAAACCTTAATGTCGCTATATCTCCAACCTTAAGCTTTGGACATAATTCGCTTAATTTCTTTGTTGTAGATATATAACCAACTCCACTTGTTACAATTGGCATTGTTATTGTTTTACCGTTATCGCTTACTACAATATTAGTTGAAGAAGGTATTTGACTTGCATCAAAATGATTCTTTCCACTCCTTGTTGTTTGTTGGCTCTCGCCCTCTAGCATTATATCTATTAATGGTTCCGCAGATGCATCATCTATATATATGTTCTTTCCTTCTGCTGTACCTTCTATTTTTGTTATGTTTTCTACTGATTGCTCTACTGATGATACTTTACTAGTTATTCTTCCTTGTTCTAATTCAATTTTGGTTATTGACGAACTCGTTTCAGTTATAAAGTTAGCCAAACCCTCTATTCTTGCTACAGCCATTGTCCCTGTTGTAATAAATTTAGCATTTATTTGCCCATCCATTGTAATAGCTGTTTCGAAAGGTCCTTCATATCCTTTTGAACTAAATCCTATACCTCCTAATCCAAACCTCCAGACATTTTTAGCCTGTTCTTTTGGAAGTTTATCTAGTATTAAAATTTCATTATCATCTATATAAACATATCCATTTTTATTTAGAGAATTAATCAAATTTGTTTGTTTTTTTATAGTTATCTCTTGTTTTGATACTGTTTGTTTAATTGTTTCAATAGTATTTTTTATATTGTTAAATTTTGTTTTGACATCTCTTGTGTAATTTCCAAAAGTCAACGACTTCACTTTTTCAGAAATCAGATCATATTCATATTCTAAAACCTCTGTAAAAATATTTACAAAAGGATGTAAAACTTTTATTGTGTCCCCTATTTCTAACTCATTATTCACATTTGAATTTACTGTATAACTAACTTTAGGAACGCAATTTTCTTTTAAATATTTGCTTGCATTGTTTCTTAACTCTACTAATAGATTAGTTTCTGTTTGTTCCTCTGCTTCTAAATCTGTTTGAAAATCTACTATTTTTGTATACGATATTTCGTATTGCGTTTCGCTTTCTAAATATATTTCAGGCAATAAAAGTCCATCATATCCAACTGGTAAAATTTTTGTGCATACATTAGACCAGTCCTCAAAGATCTCAAATCTCTGCATATTTTTACCGTAAACAATAGTTTCGCCATTATCTTTTCCTATGCTTTGTTTAAAACTAATATCCCAGTTGTCTGCTTCAAATACTCCTCCCCATCGTTCTTCAAATACTTGCCAAGATTCTAATAAAGTCTTTCTTATGAAATATGCTGTACTTACGTTTTCAACATTTGAGTCAATAGAAAAAGGACTGGTTTTATCAGTCCTTTCATTAACATATTTTAACCCATTCTGGCCATTTAAATTAGTTGGTCTTACATCTAAAAGTACATATCTTCTACTATCAAACATTACATGTTCAGCTGTGAATTTTATTTTTCTATTCGTATATGTTATGCTATCATTTATTCTGAATGCTTGTGGTTTTAATTTAGATTTTGTTTTTACTACACATAGCTTATCGGCTTCTATATACTCTTTATATTTAATTGGGATTTCTACTTCAATATACCATCCATTTAAAGACTTTTTCTTAATTTCATGACAATGTAAAGGATTAATAATAATGTTTCCTGCTGTTTTAAAATCTGTATCAGTTGCATTAAATATTTTAATCATAGCCATCTGTCCTTTCTTTTTATTTTGACAGTAGCTGAGCCACTATGTATTACGATTGCATTGTTTCCTACTTCTAATTTTGGGTATTTGTATCCTATTTCAAGATTTCTGCTTCTATTAAGGCCTTCGTATACAACTGTTTTTTCTTCACAATCTATTTCTACATAAGTATCATTTTCACTAAACGTATATTTAAACCTAACATCACCTAAAGTTAATTCAATACTATCACTTGAACCTTTTTCAATTCTTATTATAGGTCTGCTTGTTTTATTTCCTTCGTTTTGAACATTATTTGTAACTACTATATAATTATCATCAGCTTTCTCCCAAAATGGAGCTCTGATAAAATTAGTATCAATAATTTTGATTCCTGCTGTCCTTTTTGGTTCTAATTCCGCATAAAATCTTGCTTTCGTTTTTCTTCCTTTATATTCTAACTCTCCCTCACCATCTAGCCACGCAAGGATATCATCAAGTTTGTTAGGATTCAAACATTGCACATAAATAGGTCTTTCAATATAAGAATAACCTAATTCATCAAAAATAGCACCATCTCTTCCTTCTATTTCTGTAACTTCATATTTCTGTGAAGCTTTAGCTAAAAAATGTTCTTCTTCTTCAATTATAACTTGCATATCTGTATTTGATATTCCTTTAAATTTAAACATTATAGCACCTCGTATAATTCATTTTTAACTATCCTTGCAAAACCATCTTCATCTAATGTTAATTTACAAGAATTTAACGCTTTAATGAAAGCAGAATACAATATATTAAATAATTTATTATAGTCTATATTCGCGCTAAGATCTCCAGTACGTTTAAATTTAAGATTAACATCAGAATTAATTGAATCCAGAGAATCCAATACATGCTCAGCTACTTTATCCGTTTGCTTGTATAAATTACTTTCTTCTGTTTCTATTCCTTTTTCCATTCCGCTTCATCACATTTTTAAATATTGCTCTTGTTTTCCTTGACGGAGAATGAATGTCAAAAGCTTTTCTTAATCGGTTCAATATTCCATCTGCAATTCCTTTCGCTTTTGTAAATAAAGAAGGCTCGCTTTTTTCCATTTCTTCGAGCATCGGTTTCATTGCATTTTTCATTGCATCTTTTGTGCCTTTTGGCATAACACTATAACTTTTCATTATAGTATCAACCATTTTTTGATTTTCTTTAGATATATCCCCACCATACATTTCTGTATTCGACAACATGGCAAGCCAAACTCCTAGTTGTTCTGCCTCACTTTTAGACATATTTTTATACATTTTTTCCCAGATTCTTTTTTCTTCGTCTGTATGCCTATAATTTTCAGCTTGTATAGCCTTGTTTTTATTATATGTATTCAAAAGCTTATTATTCTGTATACTATTTATTGTCTCATTATGTCTATTCTCCTCTTGCTCTTGTTCCCAGTTATAATGTTTTATATGTTCTGCGAAATCGCCATCTTGGTTTGCTCTTTCAGCATATCCTTTTGTATATGCTTCTAATACTTCTGCTACTTCTGCATTTGCTACATCTATTTTTGCTTGTTTTTGTGCCATTATATTATTATATTCAGTAACATAAGCCTCATTTTGCATTGTTGCATGTTCTCCATATTTTTGATTTAATAAAGCAACTTCTTCTATTGTTCCTTGCTCTATAAGTTGTTTTGTTTGTTCTGACTGTTTTTGTGCTGTTGCAATCCATTCTTGTGATTGTACTTTATACTCATCTAGACTGCCTTGAAAAGTTTCTGCATTTGTTACTGCTTGTTGAGTTATAGCTCCTGCGATTTGTTGTTGAATTTGTATCTCTCTGTCCTTTAGCTCTCTCAATTTTTTAAAATATTCATCTAATTGAGTTATTTCTTCTTGTGTATACCCTCTACGTTCATCTGATGCAGTTTTGCAAATATCAGTTATTCCTTTTTGTACTTCATCCATTTGCGTTTGTAATTTTTGTTGTTCTTCATTAGTTGCAAACATCGTTGTATTAAAACTGTCTAAATATCCCTCCGCACTCTTTAAACCATTATAAAAATCTGATACCCCTTCGCTCATATTTTCGAAAGCTTCCTTAGTTTTCTTTTGACTTTCATTAACAGCAATAGCAATTCCCGCAACAGCTAGTCCTATTGCTGTACATGCTAATCCCACTGGGCTCGTTACTACAGCAAACACTTTTGCCAATCCATTAACTGCTTCAGATGTAGATGTTATTTTGCCTCTTGCTACTCCTATTGCTTGAGTAAAAGTCCCTATTCCTTTTATTGTTCCACCTATTACTGATGTTACTTTTCCAATTATCGTAACCAAAGGTCCTATTGCCGCAACAATAAGTCCTATTTTTACTATCATATTCACTTGCTTATCTGACAATGTACTAAACTTATCAATCCATTTTCCAAGTCCTTCTATTACTTTTTCAATACTTGGCATTAGTTTGTTTCCGAGAGTAATAGCCATATCTTTTAATTTATTAATTGCTATTTTTATTTTACTTTTTAGAGTATCATATCTTTTATTTGCTTCATTTGTTAATGCTGTATTATTCTTCCATGCTTGTGTTCCTGTATTTATTGCATCATTAAACAGGGTCCCAGCATTTGCTGCACGCAACAAAGAATCTCTTAATCTAACTTCAGTTAGCCCCATTTCAGAAAGCATTGTAATTGCGCTTTCGCCTTTGTTTTTAGCATCTCCTAAGCCTTTAATGAACTCTGATAGTGCACCTGCAGCATCTTCTTTCCATGCTTTTTTAAATTGCTCTGTTGTCATTCCTGAAACTTTTGCAAAGTCTTCAAGATTTGTTCCTGCTGTTATCAATTGTTTTAATTCTGTGCTTGTCATCCCAATACTTTGTGACAATTCTTTAAAGCCCATTGAATCATTTGCAGACATCAATTCTAATTCTCTTAATGTCATTCCTGTCTTTTTTAGTACTGTATCTAACTTTTTGCCACCTTGTTCAACAGCATTTTGCATTTTTACCATTGCCTTAGAAATTGCTGAACCACCCATCTCTGCTTCTATTCCAACTGAACTCAATGCTGTTGCCAACCCTAAAATTTCCGCTTCTGAGAAACCAACTTGTTTTCCTGCACCTGCTAACCTCATGGCCATACTTACAATATCCGCTTCTGTTGTTGCATATTTGTTACCCAAATCAACAATTGTTGATCCTAATTTGTCAAAGTCTTTTTGTGACATTTGAGTTATATTTGCGAATTTTGCAAGCTGTGAAGCAGCCTCATCAGCAGTAAGATTTGTGGAATTTCCTAGATCTATCATTGCTTTTGAAAAATCTAATATGTTTTCTGTCTTTATTCCTAACTGTCCTGCCGCTTCTGCTACTGCTGATATTTCTGTTGTAGAAGAAGGTATTTCTTTTGCCATGTCCCTAATGCCCTGTTTTAACTCTTCCATCTGTTCTTTCGTTCCATCAACTGTCTTTTCTACTCCTGCAAAAGCATCTTCAAAATCTATTGCACTCTTAGCACTTAAAGTTAAGGCTGATATACTTGCAGCAGAAAACGCAGACAACTTCTTGCCTGCGTTTTCTATTTTCTTTCCTGATTTTTCAACTTTTTCTCCCCATTCTTCTATCTTTTTACCATTGTTATTAAGTTGGTCTTTCATTGCTTCCAACTTTTTTGTATGAGATATTATCTTTAATTCTGTTTTTTCAAGTTCTTTCCTTTTTTTTACAAGTTGTTCTTGATTTTTCTTTTTTGCCTTCGTGTCACTTTCTTCAGCATTTTCTAAATTACTTATTTCTGCTCTTAAAGCAGTAGCTTTTTCTTTTTGTAATTCAATAGCTTCTCCTAAATTTTTTATTTGAAAATTCAATTTTTCTGTTATTGGTGTCGTTTTATCCCATTGTGCTTGTGCTTTTTTAAATTCAAGATTATTATCGCTAATTGCACTATTAACTTCTTTTAATGTTTTTACAAATTTTGCAGAACCTTCTTCTTCAAATATAAGTCCTACTCTTTTTAAATCATTATTTGCCACTTTTTTCACCTCTTTTTAGGCATAATAAAAGCACCAGATTAAATCTGATGCTAAATAAAAAAATACTTGCATTTGCAAATGTTTTTTATTAATATATTTTATTATTTCCAATTTGTAGTGATATCAAATCATATTCTTCATATGTTTCATCTACAAATTCTATAATCATCCAGAACTTTTCGCCATTTACCTTTCCTTCTATTTTATATCTTAATCCTGTTTTTATAAATTCGTAATCTCCTTTATAACTTGAATAGTCTGGTTTATATAAATTATCTTCTAAGACCATTTGAGCATAAGTCATTAATTCTATTCCGTCTGGTTCTTTACTTGTATTATTTTCTTTACTATTAGAGCCAAATATGCAAAAGTATAATACAATGCAAATTATAATAAATGCAATAAATCCTATTATCTTGTATTTAGATTCTATGTTATTATTATTCATCCTTGTTCATCTCCTAGTGGCAAACTTTACAAGCTGTTCAACCTTCTGCAAAAGCTTACTTCATTATTGTTTGATACTCATTGTTTTTTAATATTCTACTTATTGTCTAATTTACCATTTATACTATCTAGCAAATCGATTATATCTGAAAAGCCTTTTATAAATGCAAACAGTACAATTCCACTAAATAAAAATGTAAATCCTGCAATTATCTTTTCATTGCTCCAATTCACAAAAGCAATTATTATACAACAAATTAATTGAAAAGCATTTATAAATCTTAAAGCAACTGTTTTATAGCCGCTTTCGTAATTCTCTTTTTTTATGTTTTTTTCTTTTTCATAAATTTCAAAATCTAATCCACAGTATGGACATTTTTCGTCTAGTTCACTTACTTTTTTATTACATTTTGGACATTCCATAATATCACCTTCCTTATTACATTTTACCTTTTGCAGCAAAACATTGCAAGGAAAACAATTCGACATATTTTTACATTTTTCTACATTCTGTGTTTTAAGTTGTTCATATTTATAGTATTACCTTTTTTTATATCTGGTGTATTACTTATTACAAAATTAATAATTGATTCAATATCTTCTAATTTTACAAGTCGCACCGCTTGTCTATATGTTAAAGGCTCATCATAATTTGATGCTATTATAGCATATAAAATTTGGTTTGTTGCATACATTGTTTTTGTATATCCATTTTTATCTTTTTGTCCTTTCGCATCTTTTTTTAATTGTTCTAGTCCGCCTTCATAATCCTCAATATATTCTAAAAAAAGTGATGTCACCTCTAAAATTATCTTTTCTCCATTTTTTAATTCTATTTCCATATTATTACCTCATATTCTTATATTATTTTCTTATGAAAAGGGCTCTAAATCAATTCTAGAGCCCAACTTTTTTCTAAGTTCCTGGTGTAATTGCTGCAGCTAGTCCTGCATCATCTAAAATTGGCTTTGCAAAGAATAGTTCTTCTGTTAATTCTTCTGGGAAATTTGACATTTCATTGTTTACATATGTTTTTTTATCTCCTAAGTCATTATATGCATAAGCTTTTATAGTTACTGTATCATTTTGCTCTGAAAAGCTCTCTTCTTTTGTTGCGATATCATCTGTATTTTCTACTAATTGGCATTTAGGGTACCAAGCTAACTCAAATTTTCCTTCTAGCTTTTTTACAACTTTTCCAAATGCAAAGAAAGGTCTTGTGGCTGTTCTTCCAGAACGGTTTAATCCTGCTGTACCTATAACATCTCCTCTCATTTTTGCTAAATCTTCTGGGTCAAAAGCAACTACTTCTACTGCCATCTCTATACTTTCGTTTTGATTTACTGTTGTATAGTCTTGTCCTGAAGCTCTAACCACAGCTACCTCAGAGTTTTCTGTAGTTCCTATATTTTTTACTACATTACTTTTTGTGACATTTGCTTCATATGTTGTTGTGAAATTGCCAGAAGCATCTGGTGTATTGAATGCATAGTATAATGCACCTACTGTTTCTTTTACCATAGGTTTTTTTGTATTAATTGCCATTTTAAAATCCTCCTTTTAATAAAAAATTACCAAGTTTTTATTCCTAACTTGGTAAGCATTTTTTTATAATACTTTTCTTTATTTCTATCCCATACTGGGTATAGATGTTCTTGAGCATTCATTTTTACAGTTCCATGCTCAAGCATTGGGCCATAATATTTGCCCCATCCTGCCTCTACTTCTTTGTTTTTCTTTTTATATGCAAAGCACTTAATTAAGTGTGTGTAGCCTGATTTTCTAATTTTTGAAATTGGTTTAGGAAGTTTTAACAAATCACCAACAAATTCTTTAGCACCTGTCTCTAATACATCTACTGCATTGTCTGCGCCATCTATATATTTTTCCAAAATTTCAGACATTGCCTCAAATCCACTATATCCGTAAACTTCATTAGACATTTTCTAATACCTCTAGTGAGAAAAATGAATGCCAACGCCTTGTTTCTGGATCATATTCGTGTTGTATCGCAGGAAATAGCTCTATATTATTCAATAAATGTTTTAGTTCCAAAAGTTTCGTATGTCTTGGTCTGTCAGCTATTATAGAAATCTGATAAGTAACTACAGTGTTATAATCTTTTCCACTTGCTGTTTGGTCTTCCCAATAATAATCCCAAAAACAAACTCTAACTTCGTCTTCCATAATTTCATCAGTCGGCGTTCCTTCTTTTATAGGTATCTTTAACTTTTCTAGTAATTCAACTAATTCTTTTTTTGTCATAAATCTTCCTCCAATTTTACTCTTGGATATTCCTCAAGAGTTAAATCTGTCTGCTTAAATCCATCATTATTAGTAAAGTGATAGGCATTAAACACTTTGTGATATTCATTGCCTATTTTTACAACATTTAAAGAGGTTATTTCTTTCATTTGAGGTATTCTAATTTTTAAAGAGAGCTTTCTTTTTCTTTCTTCGCTTTCAAAACGAAGTTTGTCTGATATTGATAATTCTTCAAACCATACTTCCTTTTTCATATTTTTTAAATATTCAACAGGATAAGTATTTTGGGTTTGTTTTATAGCAAAAAGCTTAAGTTTTCCATCATTATATGTCGGAAGGCTTGTAATATTTTGCTTGTAAGTCAGCATAATCTCCTGCGTATAACTGTTTAAATTCAGCAATTCTGCCAAATCTTCTATACATTGCATAATTCTTTAACAAGCCTCTTGCTGTTAAGTCTGCATCATAATCAATTTTAGCTCCAGATTTGCTATTAATATCAAATTCAGCTTCTTTTATTAGCTTTTCTATAACCTCATCTTCTTCATTTGGCGAAACATGTTGCTCTGATCTAATTTCCTCAATTAATTTTTTAATTTGTGTATTGTTCATTATACACCTCTCTATTCTTCTATTTTTTTAGCAGATTCCTCTTCAATTTCTTCAATTAGAATTTTGCCTATTTTATTTTTCTTAGTTGTCAATTCTTTAATTCTTTTTTGAGGTATGTCTTCAAGTTTAATATCTTCTCTAGGATAAATGTCATTCACCTCATAAATATGGTCATTGTCTTTTAGATCTTTAAATTTCTCAATTACTTTGTAAGCCATTTTTTAATTCCTCCTATTTATATTCAGGAGCTTATATCTAAGCTCCTGGTGTTTCAGTATTTGTTGTTACTGTTCCCTTTACACTTGTTTCTACAGTTCCAATAACTTTTACAGGAGCAACATATTCCTCTAATTTTGTTACATCAAAAACAAAAGCTGTGTTATCATCTGTTGCCCTACCATTTGCATATCCTTTTCCTATAACAACATCAGCATCATCTAGTGCTTTTACTTCTTCATAATTTTTTATTCCAAAATTTGATAATCCCATTGTATATTTTTTAGGAATTACTAAAGCTGCTTTTCCTTCTGGATTATTAGCAGAGCTTTTAACAACGAGGTTTTTGTATGAGCTTATCATTCTTCCTTCAGCATCATATATTGCAGGTGCAACATAATCTGCTTCATCGTTTGGATGGCAAATTAAAACTAATTTATCAAATGTCCTCTTACCATCTCTTGATAAGTATTTTTTTGCAGGTGCTAGTCCCTTTGGAGTAAAGTTAGTTAATGTTGTATTAACTGTTTTATCTTTTTGTGTTTTATCTGAATTTGCTGCAGAAATTTGTTTATAAATTCCTATAGGTTGTTTTACCCCATTTCCTTGTAAATATCCATATTCTAATCCATCATTTAAAGCTTCTTTTAGTATAGCTGTAAAATATTTATCTACAAATGGCAACGATAAGTCGCTGATTCCTTTTGGTATTACTAAATAAACTGAAAGTTTGTTTACATCCATATTTAATGTTTCAAATTCTGCACTTAATTCTCCAGTAATGCTGTCAGTTAATGCACCCCATGCATAAGTACCGCTTTTTTCTGCGACAATCCATTTTTTAACATCTGCTGGAGCAAAGTTTACGTCTGATAATATTCCGCTATCTTTTTTAACGTCTTCCATTGTCACATCAATGATTGAGGTTGGAAGTATATCAATTTGTTTAGCTGTTATTGCTTGTTTTACATCTTTTAAAGCTGTATAAAAATCTTTTTCTTCTTTTGATAATTTTCTTAAGCCTAATGTTTTTGCATAATTAGCATCACTTTCTGCTTTGTTTGCTTGTTCTTGAATTTCTGATATTAAATCTTCATATTGAACTGACACAATTTTGTCCATAGCTTCAATAACTGCTTGTGATTTGTCCTCTGTTTCTTGAAGAATTTTTAAAGCATCTTCTCTAGCTTGTTTCATTTTTGTTTCATTAATTTTCATAATTTTTTACCTACCTTTTTTTAATTTTTTGTATTAAAAAAAGATGCCCATGCATCTTCTTTAATCGGTTTTTCTTGACGTGTATCTAATAGCTCTTTAGTTTTTTCGCCTTCTTTAGTTAGGCTTTGAACTATGCTATTAGCAACATTTTCTGATATTTCTTTTATTGTTTCTCCATTAAGTTCAACTTTTTGTTTTTTATCTTGTTTCTTTATTTTACTAACAAGATTGAATATAGCTTTATTAGCATATTGATTAATGGTATTATCTTCTTCTGTTTCTATTAATTCATCTGCAAATCCCTTATCTAAACATTCTTGGGCTGTCAAATAAGTTTCATCAGACAATAATTTTTCTAGTTCTTCTTCTGTAATTTTAATTTTAGACAAATATGCTGCTTTATAAGCCTCTTTAACTTTGTCCATATCATCTGCAGTTTTTCTTAATTCCTCTGCATTTCCTAGAACATAAGTCCAGCAATTATGTATCATCATTAATGATGTTTTTGGCATATATACTTTATTTCCAGCCATAGCAATAATAGATGCTGATGAAGCAGCAATTCCATCTATATATACATTAATTTGTGCTTTTAAGCTCTTTAATAAATTATAAATTGCTAAAGCTTGAAATGTTTCCCCTCCACAAGAATTTATATGAACATTTAATTCTGACATTTCTCCCAGTTCCTCAAGTTCTTTTTTAAACCCCCAAGCCGAAACATCATTTTCAAACCATTCATAAGATGTTATATCTCCATAAATATAAACACTTGCACTATTCTCGCTTTCTTTTTTAAAACTGTAAAATTTATTCTTCACTTCCTGCACCTCCCTTCACATTTTCATAATTTTTTGTAAGGGCGTGTTCATTTGCCCAATCCTCATCTATATAAGGTAATCTTAAAAACTTATTTATTTCATTTCTGCTAAATTTATTTGCTGTCAGTTTATCAATGCCAGTTCCGCAATCTAAAACATCTCTATGAGAAATTGTACTTCTGTCAAATTTTACATATTCACCTTTTAAATAACTTTGTTTTCCTACAAGAGATATATTGAAACCGTCTTCTATTAGTTCATAATACAAATCCACTGCAAAAGTTATAAAATTATTCAAGCCATTTGACTTGTCTGTAAAATCGCCAAAAAAAACATCAAATGGGATTTTCCATTTTTGAGCTACTGTTTTGCTTATTCTCAAGAATGTATTTTCAAAATCCGTTAGATTTTTTTCCTTGTTTTGATTCAAATTTGTTAAATCGAACATTTCAGATAGCAATATAACTGCATCATCTTCTTTAAATAACCCATCTGTTATTCTTTCTTTATAATCTTTCAAATCTAATTGTTGTCCAGTTGCTGCATCCATTAACATTGGTTGTCCACCAGGCTTTTTCAATTTCCATTTTCCTGTATTTGCTTTTATAAAGCTACCTTGTGCTGCTTTCAGTATTTTTCCTGTATTTCGTTTAAAATTTTCACCTGCTGTTCTTAGTAAATTATTGTTTAGACAAAAGTAAATAGTGTTATCTGTTGTGTATTTCTTTGTAGCACTTATAGAATTTCCTTCTGCATCTGATATCATTATATCTGTAAATACTTTTTCCTTTAGAATTTTATCGCTAATATTAAATCTATCTGCAACATATAAATACTCGTTGTTAGAGCCATTTATTAAAACAAGTGCTGAACTATCAACTAACAATTTACAAACTAATTTATATAAAAAACTTGTTCCATTTTCATTAAAATTAGGCTGTATATTTAAGGTCCAATACAAATTTCCTCTACTTTCTTCAATTTTATTTTTTTGCATTTCAAAAGTTTGTATCTCTGTTTTAGCAATAGTGCTTGCTATTAAATCTATTGCATGAGCCTCTGCTATTGTATATATATAATTTTCTAAATCGTTTTTTCCAAACAGTACATCTAATATATCTACATATTCTCCTTTGTCATTTTTAAATATTTTATCTAGAAACATTGCTTCACCACCTAAACATAAATAATTTCTTCATCTAAAAGTTCCTGAACACTCATTGCTGCCACAAAAGCCATAAAAGGATCATTCTTCCTTAATTTGGGTTCTATTTTTTCATATTTTTTGTTTCCATCTTTTCCTGTTTTTACACAAGTATTATTTATCGCCCACCTCATAATTGAGCTATTTCCTATATTTATTTTACCTTCTGCAAAAGCAACTTCAATACGAGGAGCAACTATTGCTGCAATACTTGCAGGATATCTTATCATTCTTACCAATCCATAAGGATTATCTTTTGTTTCCACTGATACCCCCATTTCTTTAAAAATTTGTTCTAATAATTTGTATCTATATGTATCTAATACAATTTTTTTAACATTATATTTACTCATTTCTGATAAAATCCACATTATCATTTCTCTTGCGTCTATACTTTCTTTGTTTGTTATTTCAAAATCATTAAATCCATCCTGTCCAATATTTTGGAAAGGAAATTTAATATCATTATAGAATTTATTTTTAGAACAAATCCAAGTTCTTTGTCTCCAAATATATTCTCCATCTCTTTTAAATAGAAAGCCTGCACTTGCAAAGTCATTTAATGATGCAAAGTCAATTCCTACTATTGCTGTTCTTCCTTTTATTTCTCCTGTTGGTCTTTCAATTTCTTTTTCCTCATCAATATAAGATGCTTTCAAAATTAGCTCCCACTCAACAACAGTTTCTTCATTATCTTGTTGTGGCAAATTCATCCTTTTCGAATAAAATTCTACTCTGTATGATTTTTGCTTTTGCATTTTCAAATAATCTTTAATAATTTCATTTTCTAAAACAGGCATAAATCTTAAACTAGGATTAGCTTGGACCCAAGCAGTTATATCTATATCTTCTTTCTGTCCAGTTTCTAAAAATTTTTTCATTGGTTCATCAACTGTTTTCTTGTCCCTTATTTTGTATATAATTGGTAATAATCCTAAAAAATTTTGTTCACCATTTAATACATTGTTTGCTAAAGCTATTTTTTCATCAAGTGGGCCTTCCCTTACCTGTCCATTTGTTGTAATTGTAACGGTTCTTGCATGTTTAATTTTTCCTAATCCAGAGCTGTATACATTAATTTGTTTATAATCTTCATACGCATGATATTCGTTAAATATAATCATTCCTATTTGCTTACCATCTTTTGTCTTAGCATTTGCTGTGTTGTATCTTAATGTAGAATGAGTTATTTTATTAATTACTTCTGTCTTGTTCCAATAGAAGTATTTTCTCATTGTTTCTTTATTGTCTTCTAACATGTTGTAAACAACATTAAATGAATTTAAAGCCTGTTCTTCTGACGTTGCGACAATATCAATGTGATAATTCTTAATTCCATAATAATGAGTCTGCAAAAAGTTTGCTAATGGCATTATCATTCCATCTTTTCCATTTCCTCTAGCCATTAATATTAAGATGTCTGGAAAGATAACTATATCCAAATTGTTCTTGTCATACATAAAAAATAAAGCATAAGCAAATTTTTGATAAGGAAATAATTTATAATACCATTTTTCACAATATAGTATTGCTTTTTTGAAGGTTTCTTCATCAAAAAAAACATCATCTCTCGACAATGTTGGCTTTACAATATTTTTAATTAACAATTTAATTTCATCATCTGTTTCATTTGGATTATCTTCAACAAATTTTATATATTCATTTATTTCTTTACAGTAGATCATCTCCTCCACCTTCTTTCGGTGTTTGTGATGGAGCTTTTAAATCTAAATCTTGTAAAATTTTAAGTTGCTGGCCATTTACTTTCAGAATATCTAAAACATTGTCATTTTTCTTCTCAGTTAAGAATCCATTTCCAGTCATAACCTCTATTCGGAGCCCATTCTTATTAATATCTGCTTGCATTTTTCTTTTTAACTTCTCAAAGTTTATATAGTCCTCAACCAAACTCTCAAAATGTTTTCCAAATTTGTTTTGTTCTATTAATTGATTTAATAAATCTTCTCTTATTTGTTTTATTTCATCATTTTCCTTAGTGTTCGCCATATTATACCCCCTTTCACGTGATATAATTTAAAAAATTAAACAGTTTTGACCACACACCCGCTCTCCTTAAGCTCGTTTTAGTCCGAGATTTTGATGGGGGTGTTCCGCTTCTAAATTTCTTTATATTTATATTCTATCTTTGATTGTATTGGTTTCCTATTTTTCATTTATACTTAAACATAATAATCCATCTATTATTTCTATCTTGTAAGTATGTTCTAAGTGTTGTATTTGTTTTCCTTGTGTAAATGTATTGTCAAATAATCCTAAACTTTGTATTATCATATAA